GTACCACCACGAGCGAGCATTTTGCGCCCACAAGTTGGCCGTCGAGCGTGTAATAATCTATGCCCAGCGTTGGCATTGCCGGCCTAAATCCTGATACTGCCTGCGCCGATACGCTACCCGGTCGCCACCGGCCGTTTCCCGATGACTTGATAAAACAGAATGGCGCGAGCTGTGTTGCCGATATTCCGTCCGGGTAGTACACCGATAGCTGTGGCTGGTCGCCGGTCGCGACTTTCACCGCTACTACCATTATAGATTGAACATTCGCATTGAGTCCCAGTTTTGAGGGGTCTTTGGTGTCTTCGTCGTCGGTGAGTAGGTGCTTGATACCGTAATCGTACGTCTGCCCCCACTCTGTTTCGAGGCCGTCGTCGGTGTATGGGTATTCCACGTCGGTTTCGATGTCCACTCCGAAAACAATAGCACTCGTTGTCTGCGCGCCGTTTGCAATAAATGTATTGTACTCTGCCTCTGTCGAAAAGCTATTGTCCGAGTATATATACTTCATATTCCATGTAAGCCCCGAGCCTGAGCCGTATGCTGTATTGCCGAATGGTATCACCATAGGAGGGTAGCCGAGGCCGTGCAGCTTGCGCATGTTGTGCCGCCACCTCGTGGTGAGCGTGCCGGTAAACTCGTTCCAGTATTGGTATGAGCCGGTTTCTGTTACCTCCCATTGCGTGTCGGCCGTGATATACTCGATAATTTGCAGCACTGGGAATGACGAGTTATAAAGCAGCTGGTTGTCAGTTGCGTACATTACGTCGTAGCCACGCTTGGCGATTTTCAGGCCATAGTCGCTACGCGCTCGCATTGTGTGCGGCATGATTGTACTTGGGTCTGGCGGCGGCATTAGAATGCTCCTGATTTCTGCCAGCGCTCGTTGGCGTGTAGTCGTCCATGCTCCCTTATGTCGATAACTTTCAGATTTTCAATCCTGTTGTCTGTCCTGTCGTGATTTAGGTGGTGTACATGCTCTCGCCTCTTTAGCTTACGGCCGAGGTGTTTTTCCATAATATACCTATGTTCCAGCTGGTACTTTTTAACCCCTACCAATACCACCATATAGCCACCTCTCGTCTGATGTCTACCACCGTTCCACGAGTGGTTAGCTTCTTTCATATTTTGGCCTTTTTTGAACTGGCTGGCGGCAGATACACTGATACCTTTTCTGGCTTCGTTCGAGCAATCTACGTCACAAAACATACGACGATTTAGAAAATAGTCGTAGCTATCAGTTTTCACCTTTTCAAACTGGCGATTGCACTGCTGACATATCTTGGTGAGTACTTTTTTTTCGTTCATAATCATATTATACGCCAATTCTGCCCAGGTTGCTTCTAAAATGAGTTCGGTGAATAGCCTAACATCATGACGACGCGGCCACTGCGGTCTTCTACTTTGATAAGTCCACGAACCTGCTGGTCGCCGCGCAATTCACCTGTACGCACTTGGCGCGGTGCAATCTGATTTTGCTGGGCGATAGAATTCACGTCAGTATAGTCAATCTCATTAAACCCCTGCTTCATCTTCGTTTTTTTGATTTCCGAAAACTCTGTCACGAGGTCGCCTGTGTTTGGGTCATATACTCCGTTGGCCATTACTTGTGCATTTTCCCCTCTTCGCCCAGTTCGCGGACGTTTATACCAACAGAGGTCACACGAGCAGGTACGTAGGTGCTACCCTCGTTTGTGCCGACAATACCGAACTGAATCTCTCGGAATCGTTTGTTGATTTCAAAATACACCTCGGTGTCGCCCTCTTGAGCCTTGCGAGTATCGACAGTCCATGGTCGGTTGTCGATTTTGTATTTGAGCTTGATTTCGCACCCCTCTGGTAGTGGGTCGAATGACGCAACGGCTCGTAGCGCCTCTTTTTCTTTCCATGGCATACCACCGTCGAACGTGAGGCTCTCATATTCAAAGTTACGAGCAGGTAGTGATGTATTGTCAACGATAGCGATATTAAACGTGTCGGTTGCAGCGTCGTTGTCGTGTACGAGGTACGAAAAGTACAGAGTGTCGCCGTAATTCCATACGCCGCCGATAGTAAGCTGCTGGTCGTCAGTATTATAGTTGCCTGCTGCTTCTGGTATCTGGTACGAGTAGTAAAAGCTGTTCGGGTAGTCTTTATCAACCGAGCCGTAGCTGTAAATGCCGTGGCGCATTGTTTTGAGGTTGGTGGTGCTTGGGTAGGCCATAAGCAATATACCGCGCCGTACGGTCATGGCGTGGGTGAATATGTCGGTTTTGTCTTCAACGCCTGTGTACTCGCTCTGTGAGTCCAGTATGGTGCGAATCTTGGTAAGCGCCTTTGAGCCAGTGTACGCATAAATAGCACCGTTGATAATGGTGTATGTGATGTTTTGATAGGTATAGAGGCTCTTCGGCTCGCCCATTGGTGTATCTATCTTAAAGTTGATAGCGTCGGCGAATCCGTCCCAGAATCCGAGCATGCCGCTTTGGAATGCGCGAGTGTTGGCGTTGCCTACCTTTTCGCTGCCGAGTACCACGTATTCGTCGTTGCTGGTGAGGCTGGTAATTTCCATGCCATTTTCTACGACAACACGGTGGCGCTGGAATTCCGACGCGTCGATAGCGTTGAGTCCACTTGGTAGCCAGTCGGTGAGGTATTGGCCATTGCCGATGAGCAGCTTCGAGCCTGCCCAGTTCCATATAGGGTGAAACTTCTTGCGAGTGTCAAACAGTAGCGCCGCGTAAAAGTAAAAATGTAGGCCATAGAGGGTACTGGCCTCGTAGGTGTCAACGGTAAATCCTGTGGTCGTCGCGGTGACGTGCAGGTGATATTCTGTACCAAAGTTCTTGTACTCACCGAGCTTCGTTTGCGCGAATGTAAATTGCGTCGTACCTGTTGTCGATATGTCGGCCGCTGCTTTCGTTGAGGTGGCAATCACCTTGTTCTGGCCGTCGTGTACGGTGATAGTGACATTGCCAGTACCTTTTGCTCTGAATCGTAGGTCAATGGCAATCATAGGCGACTGGTCGGGTAGGAATATACATTTGTGCGCGTCGGCTTCGTTTATTGCTGTGGTAAGCGTATATGTACCACTCGTGCCGTTTTTGAACGTCCAGCGACTCGTACCGCCACCAATCCACTTATCGTCACGGTCGCGTACGAGAATCTGCGCCATAGTCGGGTATGTGCTGTATGTGCCAGTGATAGTAGTTACGGCTGGCGTGCCAGCTTCGAGTACTGGTGAGTAGCGGTAAATGCGGTCTGTGCCTGTTACGTAAATACTGTCGGTGAGCGGCCAGTAAGCGAGGTCGCCGTGTGTTCCTGCTTGCCAGTTTGGTAGCGTTGCTACTTTAACAACATCATTGCTATCGTCGATAGAAAATAGGCCACCGTTCGTAGCCACACCCCAGCGCTTGCCGTCTGGTGTTTGAGTCATAGATACAATCAGGCCGTCAATGTCGCCGTCCACGAGTTTGCGGCTGCCAGGCAATACGGTCATAACGCTCGGGTTTTTACGAGCGTCCATTGACTCCGAATCTGCGTAGCTATTTTTGATACCGATTTTTTTATCAGTACCCATGCCGCCGTAGAATGCGGTTTGGCTTATTATCACGTCACCACTGTTACCGACTGCCATTTTAAGCTCCTAGCACACCAGGCCACGAGTTGATACGTCCTGCCTGCTGTCGTTTACGTGGGTTGATTACGCCGCCAGTCGTCTTGTTGCCGTACGCTGTTCGGTATTTTGCAAATAGTTCGTCAAACATCTGGCCGTACATGCTGGCGCTTTCCAGGTCTTTCCTAAGTAGGAAGAACTGCTTGCACGCGAAATAAACAGGCGCGTCATGGTACTCGTCTGGGAATGGTGGGCATTGCCCAATTCTTATCTCTGCCTCATCGGAAGATTGCCCCTGGTATGGCACTTCAAGCGTCAGCACGTCGCCCTCAACAGATTCAACCTTATACCATAGGCCGTCGAGTCCGTCACCTACAGTAAGATAGCAACTATTTTGCAATACAGGGTCAAAGTCGTCTGGCCATGCACCAGTAACAGTAGTGCTGCCACGCTCTAGCGTAGCCTCCATGCAGATGTCTTTAATAGACATGTCGGCTATCTTCGGCTCGTAAGTCATGTCTATGCCGCCAACGACGTCCTCTGTGGGTGTTGGGTATACTTCAATTCGATTGTTCCCAGAGATAAAGTAGTGTGTCGGTCTGCTCGCGCTCATTCCCATACTTGCAGCTACAAGGCTATGCCAATCCTCCTCGCTCTGAATCTCCACCATAGGTGGCTGCGCGTTATGTCCTGCGGCCACTAGGCTTGAAATGCGGAGAACGTAGCTAGGTAGTAGGTATGAGCTAATATTAGCCTTGAGGTCGAGCGTTCCGTTTTCCTTTGTGAAATATCTTCGTGCGGCATTGTGAAATAACTTAGCGCCAGTGTTGATGTCGCGAGAAACTTTCCTCATCTCTGGGGAATCTGGGTATAGGCCGCAATTTGCGGCTGCTTGCTCTTTCATCTCGGTGAATGTAAGCATTTTTTTAGCTCCTTATCTAACTCGATTATAGCATTGAACTGTCGGTTTACTGTGGGTCGTCTGCCGATGTTTCATCTTGTGTGTCCGCTTTCGCGTCATTCACGATTTGTGCGAGGTCTGATTTATTACCGCCTAGTGCCTCGAACCGTAGTGCCATTTCCTCGGCTTGCTTTGGTATATCCGCAAGGTCGTTACGGCGAGCAATCTCGTCCATGATGTTTTGGCGTTCGGTTTGTAGTTGTTCGTCTGTGAGGGTTTTGTAGTCCATTGTTTTGCTCCTTTAGTTTTATACTGCTGTTCCTGGCAAAATTGTTGGATATGCGTCTGCGGTGGACATGTACATCGTCCCGTACATTGTACCCATGCCAGTAGAGAAGTTTTGCATTTGGACAATACCTCCACTGTTTATTGTTACTCGGTACATAGAAGCTGGCCCTGTAGCAGTAGATAAGAAATTACGGTTAAGACCTACACCCGGTACGGTTGATGGTGCAAACCCTGATGTCAGAACAATGACTGAGCTTGATGTTGCCGCACTACTAGATAGCCCTTCAACATGTATAGACAAGCCCAACGCAGTCCTTTTGATATATAGACTTCCTGTCCATCCATTGGCTAGTAGTGAGCTTACATTCCTCCACCCAGTATCACCCTCAAGCACCTGCCACCCTGTATTGCCTGTGCCACTTTTCTTTATCCACGAGCTAGCACCGTTGGTAACTGCTGTATCTATGTAGATAGAGCCAACAGGTGCAGATACTACGCCGTTAGGGAAGCCAGTGCCGTAGATAGGGACTAGATTGTCTACATAGGCTTTGGTAGTGGCGTGAGAGGCGTCTGTCGGCACGCCAATGAGGATAGCACCTGTCGCAGTTCTCCTCGCTAGAGTACCAGCTCCAGCCGAGCCTTGAGCCACTGGAACACTGCTGTTTACTTCGCCAGCACCTGTCACAGTTCTATAGGGGACAGAAAACTGAGGGATACTTAATAGAGTTGCTTTCCCATCGAGCGCCGTCTGCGTAGCAGTTGAAATAGGCTTATTAGCGTCTGATGTATTATCGACGTTACCCAGCCCTACTTGTGCTTTCGTTACGCTGTGTGGGTTTGATGTGTTGCTTGTATGAGCGTTCAGTGCTGTAGTAGTAGCTTTCGTATCAAGAGCGGTTTGAGTAGCTGTAGAGATAGGTTTGCTCGCGTCACTTGTATTGTCTACGTACGATAAGCCAACCTCAGTCTTGTTGTACGTTGGCTTGCTTGGTGTTTTCGCCCAAGATGGTACTGTAGGGTCTGTTTCAGTCTGTAGTGCTGTATCTGCGAGCGCCCCCTGTGCCGCTGTCGCAAAATCAGAGTCGTCACTAAAAGCTGCACTGCCAAGCGACTGATTGAGATTAGATACTGCTATGTCTGCGTGTAGTTCTGCTGCCACCTGTGCTGCCGCTGCCGCCCCTGCTTGGTCTGCTCCGACATCTGTATGGTCGAGTACTACATTGGCAACACTCTGGCCGTTTACTGACTGTACTACGCCAGGGTCGCCCTGCGCCCCTGTATCACCCTTGTCGCCTTTTTCGCCTTGAATACCCTGAATACCTTGTAATCCCTGCTCACCTTGAATACCCTGCACTCCCTGCGCCCCAGTATCGCCTTTGTCACCTTTTGCGCCAGTAGCTCCAGTGTCGCCTGTATCACCCTTGTCGCCCTTTTCACCTTGTATACCCTGAATACCCTGGTCGCCTTGCGCACCTTTAAGCGACGCGACAAAAGCAGCCTCATCGCCAGTATTTCCGAGGTCAAGCCATGCCTGGTAAGCGCTGTCGCCAGTAGCTCCAGTGTCGCCTTTCAGTCCACGCCTCGAATGCACGTCGAACTGAACGGTCTTGCTTTTGTTGGTGATAGTAAAATCAGCGCTACTCATCATATCCCCCAGAGCATACGGTCAGTTTTGGAAACCCACAATCAGAGCTTCCGTCGCACCTGTCGGGGTTTGGTAGAATATCAGGCTTGCCGTCTACATACTCAATCGTCAGTGAGTACGAATATTCCTTGATAGGTAGTAATATAATCCCAGCGTCAATCGTTACTTTCTTATCGACAAACGTCCCTATTGAAGTGAGCTTTATCCCTGTATCGTCCCACACTTTTAAGGTGGCCGTGGTGACGGTAGAGTCATTGGTGCGGCCATTCAGCTCAAAGTACTCGCCCTGACGCACCGAGCGGTCGTAGTTTCTTGCTTCTTTGTTAGTGCATTCAGTAGTACAACTCATGATTTAATATTACCATATCGGAATAAGATTATGCTGGGTGATTATTGAACTGTACGAATAGGTTTTGGGCAGTTATAACGGCACATTCACGCGGCAATTCGCTGGCCAATTCGTAGCTTCCGTCCTCGCGAATCACCACTGCTTTGCCGTCGGCCTCGGCGCACGTATTCACGCCGCCGAATCCGAGGTGGTACACTCGCTCGCCTGTCGCGCGGTCTTTTTCCATACGGTACAGTAGCTCGGCCGAGCGTATCTTAAACTCGGTCATAAGCATTTTGCCGTCTGGTAAGTCAATGTATGCGTCGCCGTCGCGGTCGAATGATACCGTGTACTTTTTCGTGCCGTTGGTGATTGCGAACCACAACAGATAGTGTCGCTGCGGTTCTTCCTCTGTGCCGTACAGATATTCTACCAACCTATGAAAAGCAACCGAGTCATTTTCTGCCTCGGCTTGCTCTATCGTGTGGCCGTCCCTGAACAGGGCAATCCAGGCGAACGGCTTTGCTATTTCGCCACCCATTGGCTCGGCCTAGTACTTATCTGCCTCTGGCGTGGTGAATATTTGCTTGAGGGTAACGAGTACCACGTTGACGATTGGCGCGTAAATGCCAAACATCTCTGGGTTGTCAGTTACGAATGCAATTAGAAAGCCGAGTACGGCCGACACTGCGACGTATGCCGCCGCTTTTAATACTTTGAGTGCTTGTGCTTTATCCATGGCTATTTTCCCCACTTATTTTTAATTGTTTCAACAAACTTGGCGAATGCCTCCACCAACACGGTAATGAATGCCTCGATGAATGATACGCGCTTTTCAAGGTCGTTGTCTGGTCGGTCGATTGGCGTGTCAGATAGATATACAGTCGATACTACCTCTTTCATGCCGTCGAGTATGAGGTAGTCGTTGCCGAGAATCTCTGTGGCGTGGGTAATGAATATCGGCGTGTTGATTGGCACGACGCGGTTGGTTGAGCCGTCTTCTACCTTGAGTAGTGGTGTATCGCTACGAGCATAGAATGTTTTGTCGGTGATGTCCTTGAGGTTTTTGAGCCACTCTGGCTTCTCCTGTGGCGGTACAACGACTGGAACACCGAGTGTGTCGGCAGGAATGCCCCACGGCAAGCCCTTGGTCTTCGAGTAGCTAGAGATATAGTATTTCTTGCCACCTACGGTCGTCTGGCCAACGATGTCGATTTGAGTACCCTTTGGTATAATCTCGTCGTCCACATTAGCTGTGGTGATGAGGTTGAGTACGCGAGTACCGCCTGCTGGTAATACTGATAGCTTGCCAATAGAATCGTCCCACTTGAGGTTGCGAATCCACTCTGGGTCTGGTGTAGGCTGTGGTGCAATGACGACCTCTTTAAGTTCATCGAATCGAATGCCCCAGTTGCGGTTGGCTTCGGTAGAAGACTTGCTGCGTAGGAATAGAACGCCGCCGACTGTCTTTTTGGTGACAAAATCAATCTTAGTACCAGCAGCAATCTTATCGCCCTGGCGCTGGTTGTTATCGAGGTTGACTACATATAGGTCTTTGGCAGCAATCATAAAGCGTGGGTTATCCATGCGTACCCAGACAGGCTCTGGTACTCTATCCTGCGCGTGTAGGGCGTCAGCAATGCGGCGAATGCGCGCTTTGTCGATAGGCGAGCATTGTGTTTGCGAGAACTCTTTGTGTACGCGAATCTCAAGGGTTTTCTTGTACGCCTTTTCCATGTCGTAGTGAAACTCACCCATGGTCTGGTAGTCACCGTCACTCAATCGTGGGTTACATTCGTAGCCAACGTACTTGGCGTTGCCTCTCGCGTTCCCTGCATGCCAAGCGGCGTCGATAGCGTTTACAATCCATGCAATCTTGGCCATTTCACCGACAACGTGCGCCGATGAGTTGCCATTGGCACGACATAGCCATGCGATAATGTTGAGGAACAGTGGGTTGAGGTTTGGGTCGCCCCACCAGTGATAAACAATGCCGATAATCTCTCGTGACATGCCGTACACCGCTGGCACTTGGCTATACGGTGTGTAGTTTGGTGAGTTATATTGCGTGAGTTCTTGGTAGTTCGTCTTTGCCATAATTACCCTCTCTTTTTCCATTTACGATATAGTGCGCGTACGCCAAAAGCGAGCATACAACCTATGAATGCGCCGAATGCTGCGGCCGACGAATACAAGAGTACCCACATTTGCATGAGTGTCCAGGCTAGGTCGTTTTCCATAAGTTTTCTCCTTTGTTCAATTAGTTTTGGCGTTGCTCGGTGGTTACATTATCCACCTTTTCGCTTATGCTGTCAATTTGTACTTGGTAGTTGAGGTATATTGCGAATAACACAACGCCGACAACACCTGTGCCGATAATCTTTACGATAGCGCTGTCGAGGAATTGTGCGAGCTTGCCGGTGATAGTGGCCTCTTTGATTTTGAGTGTATCTTCCACTGCGTCGACTCGAGCGGCCAGCTTGGTGTGCTTGCTCTCACTATCTAGCACGTGCTTTTCGAACACTGGGTACGGTACGTTATTCTGCTCGCGGATTGCCTGTTTGACTTCGGAAAACTCTTTCGACATGTTCGCCTCGAACGTGTTGAACCGGCCAGTAAGTTCCCCTATCTGTTTGTATATTTCTGGGTCTTGCATAATTATTTTGTCCATAGTAGCGTACCTACCAAAAAGCGTGCCACCTTTCTAGTTATATGGTAGCACGCTTGTGGTTATTTTTGCTGGCCGTTTAGGCGTTTTCTTCGTCGTCGTTGCCTTGATTGCCGAGCGTTGTATCAGCTGGTGGTGTTTGTGATACAGTTTCGTCATCTTGTACCGCTGGTGGTACAACACCGCCGACAGTATTAGGCGCTGGTGATTCTACTGGATTCACTAGGTCTTGTGGCGCTTGTGGCTCTGGTGCGAACCCGAGTGGGTCAGCGGCCGGTGCAACTGGTTGCGCTGCCTGCTGTGCCTGAATTGCCTGCGTAGCCTCTTGCGCGCCGGCTACGTTGCTATTTAGCATTTGGTTAGGGTCGAACACGCCACCGAACGTCTTGCCGATAAACTTGTCGATTTCGATTTGTGACGAGATAACTACAGTCATGCCGTCGCCCTTTTCCTGTGCATATTCTTTGAACATACGGCCGATAGCGATGTACGCCTCCCAACCGTGAATGACGACTTTCTCGCCCACCTTGAGAATGCGAGTCTTCGGGCTACCGTGCTGCACGCGCTTGGTGGTCTTGTCTGGCCGCTCGACAACCTCATCGCCCGGGTCGACATACGCCCAACCTGTCGGGTGGTCGAATGGGTTCATGACGGTAACGAAATCATACGGCTCGAATGTTTCGCGCAACTGGTCGCGAATCTTGCCTGCTTGTTTTACTGAGCCTTGTACGCCCTCGAGCAGTTGCTCTTGCAGCTGTTGCTCGATATTGGCTGTGCGGTCTTGGTTGTCCATAATATTGTTTCCTGCTTATAGTTAATCTAATTGGTCTGCGTACGCGTCGGCAATGTCAGCGGCACTCGTACCGACTGGCCATGCACGACTTTTTTCTTTGCCCTTGGCGTCACCGGCAGTACCACGACCGGCAGTACCGGCAATGTTACGCGACTTTTGCTTGCGCTCTGCGTCGGCTGGTGATTTCGTAGGCTTGGTCTGGTACAGTTCCGGGTGATTCGCTTTGAATATCTGGCCGGCTGTTTCGATTGAAATAGTTTCGCCACGACCCCTGTACTCATTCCATAAATTAAGAATGTCGTTTGCTCGCTGCACGCCCGGGTCGTTATTGAACTCCGGTGTGTTTGGCTTTGCTGTGATTTTTGGCACGATACCCTGCTCCTGCAGCTTATCGACGCCACGCACGACCTCGTTTGCCTCTTGCTGGAACTTGGCCTGTTCCTGCTGTTGCTGTGATACGCCCTGTAGTTGTATACCGATACGCTCGGCCAATACAGACTGAGCCGGTAGGTCGACTGCGTAGAATTGGTTTTTGGCCTCATCGCTCGCCCATGGGAAATCAGCTGGAATCTGTGAGTTGTGCTTGACACGGTATGACTTGCCGGCTTCGTCACGAATCTCGATGAATGGCAGCTTATTGTACACGGTGCGCTGGAACTCGTTCATGTCGCCCCATACGTCCTCTGGCACTTCACGAGGTCGAGGTGTTTCTTTCGGTTGCTCGTCCTCTTTCTTAGGCTCGGGCTTTTTGCCGCGCTTTTCGAGTTCGGCTAAAAGTTCCTCATCTGTGAGTTCCTGTGCTTGTTTTCCTTGCGGTGCTACGCCCTTTGTAGGGTCGTCTTCGTCTTCCGACTCTTTATTTGGGTCATCTTCCTCGCCGTCATTGTCTTCCGAGGCTTTGCCTTTTTCAACATCGTCGTCTTCCCCACCTACTGGTGTATCATCGTTTTTATCGTCTTCGTTTGGCTGGTCGCCGGCGTCATCACCATTTGGCGCGTCGCCCTCTGGTGGTGTCGGTGGTGTATCACCGGCAGCGTCGGCTTGCTCTAGCTCGTTCAGCGCATTTTCTGCGATTGTACCGAGGTCATCTTCCATGCTCTACCCTTTCCTTATTATTGTCACTACTACTATAACAAGCTAATGTTAAAAACACAATTAGCCCCTGTATGAACAGAGGCCAATAGATAATTTTGGTCGGGGTGGTCGGAATTGAACCGCTCCTAATCCTGCATGCTACCCCGATACTGCCCCATATTAAGCGTGAGCTGTGCCACCGCCCACCACCACTGGAAACGGTGCGCCTTGCGAGCGTGGGGTACTACTATAATATCACAAGATGAAAGGGCAGCCAGTTTACGTCAGGCTGCCAGTGACGAGATAGCGACCACCTCCTAGGTCGTGAGGGACTGCTCGGTTCGCTCGTGGCGATATTGCATAGTGTGTGTCCTTTCGACTCGTAGGAGGCTATCTGCCTCTGGCCGTATTATATCACGCCATAGGCTGTTGGTCGTTGCCATTGCCAGAGAACATAGCGCCGAGTATTCCACCGGCCGGCACGATACCACCGAGTCCTAGTACGTATGGTGATATGCCACGTTTACCCTCTTTTGCGAGCTGTGCGAGTGATAGGTCGAGGTCGCCGGCGTCTAGGTAGCGATTGACGTTAGTAACTCCGAGTCGTTGCAGGTCGTCTATGACAGACTGTGGCGCGTTTTCCGGCACGTATGCACCGTAGAACTCGTTACCACCCACTACACGGCGTGGTTTGGCCTCGAAATAGGTCGTAGGTACTTGCTGGTACACCGAGCGTAGTTCGTCAAGCTGCGCCCTCACATTCGGGTGCATACCATTTATCACGTCGTCGTAAAACTTGCCACCAGACAATGCGTCGGCCACTAGCTCATCAGGGTAGCCGGTCGCCAGACGTATGTTGTCGTTGTTCGTCATATCAGCCACGGCACTCATAAGTCTACTTTTTGTTTCGTTGCCAGTTTCTGAGTCGACGAATCTGTACCGATTTTTATAGAGGTCATCAAGGCTATTGAACATCGTCGTATTGCCGTGATAAGCCTCGGTCGAGGGGTCGTGCCAGCCATTTTCGCCACCGACAGTCTTGCTCTTGTTCATTACCTTGCTGGCGTTCTCTGCACTAAATGGCACTTGCTTTTTCGCTCCCGACGGTGTTTCGTGAATTAGCATTTTCTGGCCACGTACGCTGTCTAATGCCTCTTTCGCATACTTTTGGAACTCCGGCATATCGCGTAGGTCGAACGTATGAATGTCAGCCGCGCTCGGTACTTCCTTGCGGTACATATCTTGCATAAACCCTAGATATTGTGGCTCGTCACTGTTAAGATCGATATTCGATAGTGCCGACTGTTTCGATTTGCCGGAACGCTGCACAAGGTCATCGAGTCCTGCCTCGTTTATCGTGTACGTTGTTTCCGGGAATCGTGGCGAATAAATATCACGGTCGCCAATTACTGCTTTGGCCGCCTTGCGTGCTGGGTCAATTGTATTGCGGTTCGATACCATAACAATGTCGCCGAAATCACTGCCCGGCAAAAAGTTTGTACCCTTGCTCGGGTCAACTACAGCCATTGACGGTTGCACGAATCCGCCTATATCAGCTGCGCCGCGCAACTTGTCGGCCGTGAGTTGATGTGTGGCAATTAGATTGCCCTGCTTGGCGGCTATGTCGTCAGCACTGCTCGTGGCTAGGTTGCGAATCACATCATCACCGTATTGGCTCGACACCTTTGCGGCAATATCATCGCCTGTACCGGCAAGAAACTTCTTGAACAGGCCGCTAAGTACACCTCCATTCATATCTACATACCCGGCATTAGATTAGACATTACTGAACCGCTAGGCTCTACTGGTGGCATTACCGGCCCGGCGTTCATTGGCATTGGTGCGCCGCCTTGAGGTGGCATACCGCCCGGCATTGGCATACCCGGCATACCCTGTGGTGGCATTGGCGGTGGCAATTCTGGTGGTTCTGGCGTGATAGGCGTGTTAGGGTCGATGAGAATACCTTGCTGGTCAGCCTCCTCGAGCTTGGCACGTTGTGCGAGTCCGATTACTGCGTCTTCGATGTACGCCATGAGCGCCTGTTGCTTGTCCTGTGGTGCATATAGGAACTGGTCGGTCATCATCAGCTTGCGCATGGCCAGAATATAGCTTGGTTGAATGTCCTTGCGTGGCTCTGCCTCTTGGCCGTTCATAATCACTGCGAAATCTATGTATGCCTCGCGGTCATTTACCTCGCTCTTGACATCAGACACAAGAGTGGTTGGGTCTACCTTAAACTTGACGAGCGCCTCGTATCGTTTGTCTGCGTCCTTGAGCGACAAGTCTTTGAATAGGTTGTATGGGTCAATCAGTCCCATTTTTGCAAGGGTCATCGACACATTCTCTTGGCGTTCGCGGTCGTTTCGTAGCAATGAGCCGTGTGATACCGAGATACTTGCAATGTTTGGCATTCTGTCAGGCGACACATCTAAATAAATAAAATGTCCGGC